GATTTATTGATTCTGGATGAGTACGGATTACATGACCGTGAGAAGCGTTTAGAGCTTGTCCACAAGGTTCTTTACTCACGCTATGACGATGCTAAGGCAACAATGCTTATCTCAAACATGACGCTTGAGCAGCTCAAAGCTGATTTAGGTGACCGTCTCTGGTCCCGTTTTCAACATGGTGGGTTAACCGTTGTTGAGTGTAATTGGAATGATGGTCGCGTTGGGGGTGTTGCGTGAATGTATTAAATAAGATTTTTACAGAACAAAAGTTAATTCTTGAGACAGACTTCGTGATTTGCAGTTTTGGTGGTGGAACTAATTCAACTGCGCTTTTGATTGAGTGTGTAAATCGTGGAATCAAAATTGATTTGATTTTATTTGCTGACACTGGAGGTGAGAGACCATTTACATATCACCATGTCTACTGGATGTCGCAATGGCTTATCACGAAGGGCTATCCATCGATTATTACTGTGAAAGCACCAAACGTTACGCTTGAACAAGATTGCTTAAATCGAAATGCATTACCTAGTGTTGCTTATGGTTTTAAAACATGTAGTCAGCGGTTCAAGATTCAGCCTCAAGATAAGGCTATCAATCAAAATCCTCATGCTAGACAAGCTTTAAAGGATGGACATCGCTTAGTTAAGTTGATTGGCTTTGATGCAGATGAACCGTATCGAGCAAATAAAGAATACAACGATAAATTCACCCGTATTTATCCGCTAATCGAATGGGATATGGGGAGGGCTGAATGCATTCAATCGATCAAGAATGAAGGCTTGGTACTACCAGGAAAATCATCTTGCTTCTTTTGCCCAAACTCAAAGCCAAGCGAGATTAAATGGCTAGAGCAAACCCATCCTGATCTGATGCATAGAGCTTTAACAATGGAGCAGCAAGCGGATCTAAAAGAGATTAAAGGGTTGGGTCGTAACTTCTCATGGAAATCAATTTATCAGCAGCAAGATGCATTCATGGACCACTTTGTACCAGACATGCCTTGTGAGTGCTATGACGGGGGTGCAGCGTGAAACATCCTCTAGATAATCAAACTGTGGATTGGTGTGAAGAATTAAAAAATAAAGGTGGCTTAAATGAGTTGGCTCTTTTCGCAGGCGCTGGTGGCGGAATACTCGGATCGCATCTCTTGGGATGGAACACAGTCTGCGCAGTTGAACGTGATGCCTACGCCGCACAAGTTTTGGCGCAACGACAAAATGATGGAATTCTCAAAGCTTTCCCAATTTGGTCTGACATTGCAACTTTTGACGGAAAACCATGGCGAGGAATTATTGATGTCATATCTGGCGGATTCCCATGCCAGGACGTCAGTATTGCGGGAAAAGGTGCAGGGCTTGACGGGGAGCGCTCAGGACTATGGAGCGAATTTAAAAGGATCATTTGCGAAGTACAGCCCGAGTTCGCATTCATTGAAAACAGTCCAATGCTCATTACTCGTGGACTCGACAGAATCCTCAGTGACCTTGCCCAAATGGGGTTTGATGCGCAATGGGGAATTATTTCATGCGCCGATATTGGTGGAGTTCATAAACGAGAACGTGCCTGGATTGTCGCTACCAACTCTTGGAGCAAACGAGGGAAAGGGTTCATCCAGAAACAGATATCGCGGGTCAAAGGATTTCCGTGGGGCCAAGATGTCAGAAGCATTGAGGACTTGCGAAACAGATCCGATTTACCTCAACCCCTTGTTTGCAGAATTAACCATGAAGTGGCCTTTGGGGTGGACAGACTTAAAGCCATTGGCAATGGACAATTTCCAGAAGTGGCTAAAAGCGCATTCAGAATCTTAGGGGGTGTTGCATGAACCAAATTCCAAGCCTCACCCAAGTACGCCAAGCGCTAAAACTATTAGCTGAACGTAAAGGCAGACCGGACTATGAGCTATGCACTGCGAAGGAAGTTAAGTTTGCATTAGAGCATGGGTTAGAACATCCACTTATCAAAGAGCTTCCTTTCTTTGAGTTGGAGCCAAGAGAAGAGGACAAGCCATTAAATCCATATGGGACTCGTCAATATCCTGATCCAAAAGAACGTAAGGAAATGGAGGATTGGATTAAGGGTTATCAAGGGATGTTGGCTGACTTGGCAAGTAAGGCGGGTTGTTCTGCTTCGAACCTATCTCACATCAAAAACGGACGTATCAATTGCACCATGGATATGTATACCAAGTTGATGAAGGTGCGTGAATCAATGGGAGTAGCAGCATGAAAACAATTAATGAAGAACTCCTTTTTGGCTGTATGACTTACAAAGACATGATGTCATTACGTGCCCAATACAACAAAGGGAACCGTTCATTTTATCCAAGACAAGCCAATTCTTTGTATTTGAGATTAGTTAGAAAAGGTTGGGCTACTGGAATGAAAGAACAAGCTAAGAACATGACCAAGCGTGACGGAGAAGGGCGATGAACATTTGGCTTGTCCTGTTGGTTGGGGTGATTAGTTACTTCTTGGGTTTTGGGTCATATCACGCAACTTTGATTGAAGATGCCAAGAATGGAGGTCTGATAATGATTGACGGGAAAGTGTACAAACTTGTTGAGCAGAGGGTGAAGTGATGAGCAATGAATTTAGCAAATGGTTTGAACAGTACGCACTGAATAATGAATATGCAGCAGAACAAATCGCTTTGGATGGGTATCAACTAGGGTTAAAGCAGCGCCAGACCGAGGTGGATGAGCTGCAAAAGCGGGTGGATGCCGTCAAGCAACTAATTCAAGACTACTTAGGTGAAGAAAAGGAGCTTGAGCTTAAAGAGTGGGAGCAATCAACAATCTATGGCCGTATTGCAATTGAGTTAGAGCAAGCGCTCAAGGGGGAGGCATGAAGCTAAGAACAATCCCACAGGAGTATGAATCGATACAGTTTAAAGGAATCACAGAAGAACTCGACGCTTTTCTGAATGGTACAGATTCAAAGGTGTATATACAGGGGGATTACTTTGTGTTGTCAGGTTTCGCGGGGAATCAGGGTATTCAAATAGGTGATTATTTGTATAAATCAGATTCACCATTAACTTTGGTTCATGTCGCACATAACGATAAATCTTTCAGCAAATACTTTGAGGTGCTGCCATGACCACATTCAAAGAGGCTCAAAACCAAGCCAAACAGATCAAGAATGCAAAGCGTGGTGGATATACGCCAACTATGGCGAAGGATGTGAATAAGCACATCAAGCAGAAACTTCTCAAGCTAGATAAGCGGCTAGATCAATTGTTTGAGGAGAAATGGAGTGAATGGGAGTAGACCGCTGACATGTACACGCAAGGTTATGCATCCGCGATTGAGGCCATTCAGCAAGAGATTCAGGAGATTCTCAAGTAATGCGTAGAGCAGCAAAGATCGATGCAAATCAAACAGAGATCGTAAAGGCACTACGTCAGGTTGGGGCAAGTGTTCAATCGCTTGCTTCAACCGGTAAAGGTTGTCCTGATCTGCTTGTGGGTTTCCGTGGTGTCAACTGGTTATTAGAAATTAAAGATGGTCAGAAAGTGAAGTCAGCAAGAAAGCTTACTCCTGATCAGGTTGAGTGGCATGAATCATGGCGAGGTAGAGTCTACATTGTGGAATCAGTAGATCAAGCCATTAGCTTATTGAACGGTTGAGAGGTGGGTGATGGATAGAGAAGCTTGGAATTTAACATATCGCTGGCATATGCAGAGAATCAAAAACTTTTACTCAGATCAGTACTCAGATGTTTTAGATGGGATTAAAGAGCTACTGAAATTATTGTTAGTAGTTTTAAGGCTAATTCTGTCCCCGTTATTGGTACTTATCATTAGCTTTGATCTTAGGAAATATTACAAACAACTAAAAACTTATGACAAAGAAGGTCGTGAGCGAGTTAGAAAACACATAGAACGATCAGAAAAGAATTGAGGTGACGGTATGAATGCGGCAGTAAACACAAAATTAAATCGTAAGCATTTCTCAAAGGCAATCAACTGGCATGAGAAGCCTATTGAGTGGCACTTAGAGCAGTATGGGTCTTGGTTGTTGTTAGATGACCATTATTTCAGTCTTGGTGAATCAAGTGTGCTGGGTCATCTGATTGATACAGCAAATGGGGTAGTGGTTGATCGTCGAGAGCGAGTTGCACCACGATGCCAGATTACTGATGAGCATGCTGATGCAGTTGGCGACATGCTTGCACACCTAATGCAGAGTGAGAACGAAAAGGTAAAGCGCTGGATGCAAGTAGTGATTAAGTTCTATGTAGAGTTCAAGTCAGAACAAACCATTGCGCATAAGCTTAAAATGTCTGAGTTCTCTGTAGCACGTGACAAGATGTTGGGATTAGTTCGACTGGCAACAAAGTACCAATTTAAAAGCCGAATTATAGGGGCTTGAAAGACAGGGTGTACTTTGATATATTCATGTTATAGTCAACGTAGTGTATGTGTTGGACTAGTATTTAAAAGCTCATCGAAAGGTGGGCTTTTTTGTTGTCTATGATATATTTACCTCAAACAATTATAGAGGATCATGTCATGGGTGAATGGTCAGATTATTTTGAAGACTATCCTGAAGAGGATATGGGGAACTATGTTAATGGCAGGTTTGATCCTGAGTTAGCAAGAAAACGCAATATGCAGAAGTATGAACCCACTGTATCTGATAGAGAGAAGAAACTAAGGAAGGAACAGCAAGACCTTCTGTTAAAACATAAAGGTATTAAATAATCCTCAAAAGACCTCCTTCGGGAGGTTTTCTTTTGTGCCCTGCTTCGGTGGGGCTTTTTTACATCAGGTGAAATATGAATCGCAAACAGAAAAAAGCTAAGCGATTGAATGCTAAAGCTCACACAAAGTCACAAGCTCAGGTTTATATGACACCAAAAGAAGTGATTGATGAAAAGGAATGGAGTGAATCCTGGGAACGCTGGGAAATTGGTGATTTCGAATTAGAAGAAAAGCCAACATTTTTTAAGTGGGTTAATGCTGGGATTTGGTTGGCATTCTTTATTGCATTAGGCGCAATCACTTACCACTTCATGGGGTAAACATGGACACAATCGAAGCGAAGAAGAATCTTGATCTGTTGTATGCGGATCGGTACAAACTAGAAAATTTAAATCATCTTAATGCGAGAGATCAGTTTAAACAGGACTGTAAGCGTCGAATCAAAGACATTGACACTCAAATCGCAAACATCAAACAGAACCTGAAAAGTGATGAGAAATCCAAAGCGATTAGCTGAGATCAGAAAGTTGCCATGCGTTAGGTGTGGTGGTGGGCCAAGTCAGGCTGCACATTCCAATAGCTCGAAACATGGCAAGGGCCGAGGCATAAAAGCCGGAGATGCTTACACAGTACCGCTTTGTGTTGTTTGTCATCAATTGTTCGACCAATTTAGGCTTGGTACCCGAGCTGAAAGTGAAGCTATGTTTGAGCAATGGTTGGCGAAAACCGAGCGCCTTCTGGGCATTCCCCACGAGCAAGAGCCGTTTTGATATAATGAATACTAATTAAACAACTCAGATGATTTAAAAATGCAAGTATTCAAGGCTGATTTTGATGGCGACCGATTCACTTTTCAACAACTTGATTCCATACCTAGTGATATAGACTGGGATTATTCAAGAAAATGTTTTGATGTAGTAAATGAGATCTACATTTACCATAGAAATAATCTTTCATTTGATGATTTGGATGAGCTAAAAAGACAATTCTTTAATGAAAAATAGACAGCAGCCACCATCGGGTGGTTTTTTATTGCGAGAGGATTATGAATAGTAATGATAAAGCCAATGTCATTGTGATGGTGGTTTGCTTGGTCTGTATGACGTTAATTAAGATATTTGGTAATTAATCTGGAGGCGGATATGCAATACACAATCCGCAACCATGCTGATATTGCGCCAGTTACAAATCATTTGAATAAGAACCATGCTCAAGCTGCATTAGAAGGTAAGCCACTTGTAGTGACAATCAAACCCTTTGAGAAAGATCGATCTAAGGCGCAAAATCGATTGTACTGGCTCTGGATAGCACAATGGGCAAAGCATCAAGGTACCGACAAAGATTCAGAACATCTCTATTTCAAAAAGAAGTTCTTAGCTCGAATCTATGATCGTGATGATGTGGGTCAATACAGATCAACATTTGCAGCAGTTCTCGCACTAAAGAAAGAGCAGCACTCAATGTATCAGCAAGTCGCTGATGGGTTGAATGAACTGATTAGCACAACAGATGCTTCAATTGCTCAATTCACAGAATACTTAAACGACATACATGCATTTTGCTTGAAGCAAGGGTGTTACTTAGAAACGCCTGATGATTTGATGTGGATTGATGGTTGAGGTAAGCTTATTTCTCAAACAAATTTTATTAAGATAGAGAAGAAATGAGTTATATAAAAAAACAGGTTGAGTTCAATGCTAAAAATGGTGGAAAAGAACAATTTATAGGTATTTATGAAGAAAGGGTAAATACATCTATTGATTCACCGGATTCTACAACTGAGCATCTAATAGCTGTTCTAATAAACAATCAGCCAGTAAGAATTGAAGGATATGGGCACTTTACCCATCCTGAGTCTGGAATAAAATATGAGTTGTAAAGTAAACCGCCCAAGTGGCGGTTTTTTAATGAGGTAAATAATATGGCAGCCCCAGTCGGTAACAGATTTTGGGAGCAGCGCAGCTCACACGGTCGTAAGCCGAAATTTGAGTGCCCGGAAGACCTCTGGGATGCTGCTTGTGAATATTTTGAATGGGTTGAAGATAACCCACTACATGAAAGTAAAGCCTTCGCTTATCAAGGCGAAGTTACAGTTGAAGAATTACCTAGAATGAGGGCAATGACAATTACTGGTCTTTGCTTGTTTTTAGATATAAGCCGTCAAGGTTGGTCTGAGTATTGTGCAAAGGAAGATTTTTCTGACATCACCAAGCAGATTGAAGCAGTTATCTTTTCTCAGAAATTTGAGGGTGCTGCTGCTGATCTATTGAATGCGAATATCATTTCTAGAGAATTAGGTTTGGCTGACAAGCAAGAGCTTACAGGAAAGGACGGCGGACCAGTTGAAACCCTAAATGCACATACAACAGTTGAAGAATACCTGAAGGCGAGGGATAAGGTGGTGAATGACTACTGAAGCCGAGCGGTTAGCAATCCAGATTGAAGCTCAAGAAGACCTTTATTTTTTCTCCCGTTATATGTTTAAACAACGCCGAAAGTACAAGTGGCGACACAATTGGCATCATAGAGCTGTATGTGAAGCATTAATGAAGGTTTTTAAAGGCGAAACCAAGCGCTTAATTATTAACATTCCGCCACGATACTCTAAAACAGAACTTGCGGTAATCAACTTTATGGCTTGGTGCTTCGGTAAGGTGCCAGATAGCGAATTTATTCATATCAGCTATTCCGCAACATTGGCAGCAAATAATGCCTTTCAAACACGCAATTTAGTGCAGGAAACCGCATTTAATAATGTCTTTCCTGATTTTGTTTTGCGTGATGACAGTAAAGCAAAGGACGATTGGCGCACTAAAGCTGGTGGTGTTTGTTATGCTCAAGGTACAGGCGGAACGATTACTGGTTTTGGCGCTGGTAAGATTCGAGATTCCTTTGGTGGTGCAATCATTATTGATGACCCACACAAGGCGAGTGAAGCTAAATCAAAAACCATCCGTGAAGGTGTCATAGATTGGTTTCAAGATACGCTTGAGTCCCGTACAAACTCACCCGATACACCGATCATTGTCATTATGCAAAGATTGCATGAAGAGGATCTGGCAGGATGGCTGCTTGATGGCGGAAATGGTGAAGAATGGGAGCATTTGTGCCTTTCTGCAATACAAGATGATGGTTCTGCATTATGGCCTGAAAAGCACTCCATAGAACGCCTTAGAATTATGGAAGATGCATCGCCCTATGTCTTTGCAGGTCAGTATCAACAACGCCCAGCGCCGCCCGCAGGTGGTTTCTTCAAGCCAGATAGAATTGAGATTGTTGATGCTTTGCCTACAGACATTGTTAAAGAATGCCGAGCGTGGGATTTAGCAGCGACAGAGAATGAAGGCGATTACACAGCTGGTCCAAAACTGGCTAAAACACCAGATAACACAATCTACATAACGGACATGGTTCGTGGTCGCTGGGGGCCGGATGGTGTGGAAAATACTATCACCCAAACGGCGCAGATGGATGGAAAAGGCGTTTATATTCGCTTGCCTCAAGATCCTGGTCAGGCAGGAAAGTCCCAAGCAAAAAACTTTGTAGGTAAGCTTTCTGGGTTCAAGGTAAAAGCTGAGCCAGTATCCGGTGACAAGATTACCAGGGCACAACCATTTGCTGCTCAAGTAAACGTTGGGAATGTGAAAATGCTTCGCGGCGACTGGAATAAGGCCTTGATTGAAGAATTAAGAAACTTCCCAAATGCAAAACATGATGATCAGGTAGATGGATGTAGTGACGCATTCAATGATCTAAATGAATCACGTCAAGCTAAGAAACCTGCAACCGCAGGAAGTCGAACTTTTTAAATAAGGTACAAAGATGGCAAAGTCTAAAAAAGAAGACAAAGCTTCTAAAAAGGCTTTGTCTAGTGGAAGCTTATTCCAACAAAACGCAGTATCAATGCTCTATAGCTTGGGCAAGCAGCCGGATATTGACGAGGTATTGCGTAAAGCTGGTGTTTCTCGTCACCGTCTAAAAATCTTACTTGATGATGATGAGATTGCTCAGGCAGTGGAAACACGTATTGATGCGCTACTGGCAACGCCGTTCCGCATTGAGCCGAGTGATACGCCTGAGGCTCTATTGCTAATGCAAGAGCTAAAGGAATGGTTCACAGAGATCTCAACAGGCGCAATCAATGCGCTTTTTTTTGGCTACTCAGTACAAGAGTCTGTATATGAGGTAAAGCCAGATGGACACATAGGTCTACAGTGGATCGGTGAAAAGCCGATGCAATGGTTTGAACCTAAGAATGATGGCCGTTTGATTTATCGCCCAGAAGGTACGGGCCAGGAAATGGTCGTTGATCAAAAGTTTAAATTCTTTCTGACACGGCGCAAGGCAACTTATGAGCAGCCCTATGGCAAGGCATTACTTGCAACATTGTACTGGTTGAACTTCTTTAAACAGAATGGTTTTAAATTTTGGGCAAAGTTTCTTGAACGTTTTGGCACTCCAATTTTATTGGGTAAGTGCAAAAACTCAGAAACCAATGACATGAATCAAGCATTGCTAAATGCTCATGCTCAAAGTGTCCTTTCAATTGATGCGGAGGATGATGTGCAGGTATTAACAGCCGGTGCAAACGGTACCGCAGGTACATCATTTGAAACATTTAATAATGTTTTGATTAGACAGATTCAAAAGGTAATTTTAGGGCAGACGCTGACAAGTGGAACAGATGGCACAGGGAGCCGTGCATTGGGTCAGGTCCACGAGAATGTGCGTAAGGATAAACTTAATGCAGATGTGCGGTTGGTTACGCCGACAATCCAAGCCATCGTAAATGCCTTATGTACTTTGAATAACTGGGCTAAGCATGAAGTGTTTTTGGGAGAGAAGACAAAGCAACTCAATGCAGAGCAGGCTGAGCGTGATGTAAAGCTTAAAAATGCAGGAGCAAACTTAACCCAGCAATATTTTACACGTGAGTATGGGCTGCAGGACGGCGATGTTGCAGAGCCTCAACAAGGTCAGCCAGAGCAAAGATTCAAGGCTTTGCCTAATCGTCCATTTAGTTTTGCTGCTAGCGTTAAGAATCTCACACAAGAACAGCAGGAGCTTGGTGAACTGGCTGAGCCGAAAATGCAGTTGTTCTCAGATGCCATAATCAAGGACCTGATTACAAACAGCACAGGCATTGAGGATCTGCGAGCCAAGTTGTTCGATTTGGCTCAGGATGTGGATACTACGCAATTTAATGAGCTTATGGATCGGGCTTTATTTGCTGCAGATATTCTTGGGTATGTTCACTCTAAAGAGGGCCGTTAAATGGATAATATGACCCTCTTACAAGCTTTGGTGTATGCAAGGTCCCGTAAAGTCGTTTTACCTAGTGAATATTACTTGCTTGATCTTAATTCAAGACAATATGCATCAACCGTTAGCGGTCTTGCCGGTTTAGATCAAATCAAATCAGTATTAAATGCCGTTTATAAGACTGTTGAGACTGGTGGAACCTTTCAGGACTTTCAGGATCTTGTTGAGGCTGAAGGTATTAATTTGTCAGAAGCGCAATTGGATAATGTATTCCGAACAAATGCCCAGAATGCCTACGCCCATGGTAAATGGTTACATCAGCAGCGCAATAAGGAGAAACGACCTTATCTTGAATACATGGCGATCAATGATAGCCGAGTGAGACCTAGCCATCTGGCGTTGGATGGAGTAGTTCGACATATCGATGATCCTTTTTGGCAAACCTATTACCCACCTAATGGTTATCGGTGTCGATGCACAACAAGGGCGCTGACTGAAAAGCAAGCTCAATCAAAAGGCATAACACCTAATGATGAATTGCCAAGTATACAGCTTGATTCCGGATGGTCCTTTCAGCCCTCTAATTATGAAAAACATCCAGAGAGTATTCTTGATTCACGCAAAACCAGCCAAACAAATACCCCAGAAGAAAAACTGGTTATTGAAGATTTTGGTCGAAATGCAGCAACAGAGTCAGAAGCGATTGATCAAATTAAGATTAGTCTTTCTGAATTTGATGATGTTAAACGTGAAATGCTGGACGAAATGGTTGATAAAACGATTACGTTAGATCCAAACATTCGACCTAGTGATTTGCGCATTACATTGGACTTAGCAGATGAAAAGGAAAATGCTCTGACAAACATTTTAAGACTGTCAGAGCTTCAGAAAGATCAGCAAGGTACGGTGGCAAAAAGCATTTGGGATAAGATAATGGGTGCTTTTAACCGGGTTTTCAGTTTTGCAAAGAACACGGCGAACAAGCTCACTGGTAATTCAATACGCGGAATTGATGATTTGAATTTAACAGCTGGAAACGTCATCGGGATTAAAACGCCAACTCTATTTCGAGAAGCCGAAAAAATTGGCAAACAAATCATAATTCTTGATGCAAAAGGCGTGGCTATCGATCTGAGCAAAATTAGCGGACTAGACGGCGCATTATTGGCCCCTGATTTGAGCTTAGAGGTGGTAAGCAACTCAGATGAACAGATCGTACTGAAACGGACAAAAGAGCAAGCTGTGCGCTATTTCATCGCAAATCAGAATGCTTTTAGTCTTTATTAAACCTTTTTACACACGAGACGACCTTTAAGGTCGTTTTTTTATGGGTGAAATATGCCAAAAACTGAAGAAAAGCAAAATCAATATTGCTTTCAACTTGGGCAATTGAACGTCGATGCTCAGGAAGAAGGCAAGAAAAAACGGACATTCTCAGGTGTTGCCTATAGCGGCGAAGTAATTACCGACCATTGGTATTGGAAGCAAGTCATTTTTGATCTGGATTCAATGCAGATTAAGGGGCGTATTCCCGCATTACTTGAGCACTCGTCCTATCAGCGAGCAGGTGCAATTGAAAGCCATTCGATCAGCCATGAATTAGGATTAACTGTAAGTGGAATTCTGCTCAGTAATGAATTTGGTACTCAGGTAGCAACAGATTCAGATGATGGGTTCCCATGGCAAATGTCAGTACGTATTGAGCCGGCAAGCATTGATGAGATTCAAGCTGGAAACACAGTAACTGTGAATGGAAAGTTACTACATGGGCCAATCACAGTGTTTCGTGGTGGTCGTATTAGAGAAGTTTCGTTTTGTGCCTTGGGTGCAGATGAAAACACCATGGCTGTGGCAGCAAGTCACAATCCAAACAATTCACAAGAGGACACCAACGTGACCGAATTAGAACAACTTAAAGCTGCAAATCAGCAGTTAACAACAGAGCGCGATAATGCAGTGAATGAGCTTAAAAAATTCCAAGCAGATAAGCGTATTGATGATATTGCAGCGCTCGAAACTGAATTGAAGACTCAATTTAGTGCAGAAGATAAAACAGCATACACAGCGATGGATGATGCAAGTTTTTCTTTCACGGTAAAACAATTGCGCCAATTCTCATCAAAAGTTCCTCTTGCAGGAAATACAAACAATGGGCATTTGTTTAGCCATCAAGCCAAAGCAGGTGGGGAAGATCAACAACATAAATTTGGTGCAGGTTCTCTTGTAGACCAAGCTAAAAACCGCAAGTAAAGGAGCTTGAAATGGTTAAAACAGTTGAATTAACAAAAGCGATTGTCTCAAACGTTATTGCTTGGGAGTTGGAAGGAAATCATCGTCCAAGCCGTGAAAACGCCATTATCGCGGCAAGCCAAGATTTATCAAATGGTACAGTAATTTCTTACAACGCAAATGGGCAGGTTCAGATTTTTGGTGGTGCGACAGATGAGGTTGCTGCCGGAATTTTCATTGGTGAAAGAATTGTCACAGCGGCTGGCCAAACGGCGAAAGGAGTTGTGATTGCACGCGATGCACGTTTTGTTGAAGGAACCCTGTTATTTAAATCAGGTTTAACAAATGCCAAAAAAACAGAAGCTTTAGCAAGTCTTAAAGCTTTACACATTACTCCAGTACGTGCAGCTTAAGGGGCGGAAACATGGAATTAGAATTTTCAACCGAAGAATTATCTTTAGCAATTACCAACTTACCAACACGAATTGGCGTTCCAACAGACACTGAGTTATTCCGGATTATTCCTGGTACAACAAATTCATTTGGTGTGGAATTTTATGAAGAAACTCAAACATTAGTTCCAACAACTGAATGGGGTGGTGTACCGCCAAAAAATACCAGCGGAAAGCGTTCTGCTAAGTCTTGGCAAATTCCACACATGCCACTTGAGGATACTGTTAATGCATCTGATGTGATTGGTGTGCGTGCCTTTGGCTCTACAGCAGCCGAAACAGTAAGTGGAAAAGTGCTCGATAAACTTCAGCAGATGAAGAATAAAATTGATGCAACGCTTGCATATCGCCGTATGAAAGCAAAGCAGGGCGTTATTCTTGATGCTGATGGATCAGTAATTGTTGATTATTTCGCAGACTTTGGTGTAACCCGTACTGAGATTGATTTTGATCTGGGTACAGCAACTACTAACGTACTTGGCAAATGCCAAGATGTGGTTGATGCCATTGAAGATGCTTTAGGCCAGGAAATGTACTCATCAATCGAGGTTGAGGTTGATCGTGCATTTTATGATGCCCTTACCACTCATAAAAATGTGAAAGAAGTCTTTTTGGGTTGGTCTGCAGCTGAACAAAAGTTAGGTCGTAGCAATACATCAGGCTTTGAATTTGGCGGTATCAAGTTTGTAGTTAATCGTCAAAAGATTGGCGACACACCAGTCCATGAGTTAAAAACAGGAGCAGCTTATCCTCGTGGCACACAAGATGTTTTTGTCACAGCCTTAGCGCCTGCGGATTTCAATGAGACTGTGAACACCCAAGCATTGCCTTATTATGCAAAACAAGACACGAAGAAGTTTGATCGCGGTTTTGATTTGCACACCCAGGCAAACCAATTGCCAATCGTGTTAAAGCCAAAAGCACTTATTAAGGTTAAATCAACAACCTAAGGTGGTTATCCATGTACGCAACACGTGATGACATGGTGAAGCGTTACAGCCTGAATGAGATTTCACAGTTAGAGCGTTATTTGATGGGGGATGAGTCTGTTGAAGCTGCTATTGCAGATGCAGGCTCAATCATTGATGGTTGGATCGGTGCAAAGTATGCAATTCCGCTTGAATACCCGCCTGAAAATATAAAAATCTTTGTCTGTGATATTGCCCGTTACTTACTCTGGAAAAGCAAAGCATCTGAAGAAGTCCGCAGACGTTATGAAGATGCAATGAGTTATCTAAAGGGCGTTTCAAAAGGCACAAATGTTTTACTGGTCAAAAATCCAGCCACTGAAGAAGTTAACCCAGCAGCTAAATCACCAGCCACAATGCCAATAGGCACAACTTACCGTGGCGGTGTCTTTAGTGATGATGTTTTAAACCAGATGCCAAGCATCAAGTGAGTCAACCATGGCAAAGCAGGGTTTTTACTTTCAGGGCGAAGAAAAGATTCGAGACTGGCTGCGAAAAGTTGAATCGAAAGCTGGGGACCATAAAGCGCTTTATGATGAGTTGGGGGATATTCTTCTTGATGGTGTTCATGACCGCTTTAAACGCGGGGTGGCGCCGGATGGTAGACCTTGGCAGAAGTCATGGCGGGCTATTGCCCAGAAAGGCCAAACATTAAGAGATACGGGGCGTTTGCTTAATTCTATACGTACCCGGCTTAACAAAAACGGCGTTTCGATTCTCACTGATGTTCTATATGCAAAGCTGATGCATTACGGCGGAACCATTAGAGCCAAAAGCAAGCCATATCTTACTTTCAAAACCCCAACGGGCGGATGGGTTAAGCGTAAATCAATCTTTGTTCCTGCGCGTCCTATCTTTGGTGTGTCTGAGGATGATGCACAAAACTTGTTGATAGCGATTGAAGAATATTTGGAGGAGCTCTTAAAAGATGCCTGATAACTATTTTGGTTTAGAGACAATTATCAAAGAGCGACTGCAAGGTATTGACTCAATCCAAGCGATTTATACGCCGTTCTCAGTAGATGACATGATGGAATGTACGGCTGTTGCCCCGTCTATTAGCGTCATATACGTGGATGATCGCGTTGGAGATTCAGCAGGTAATGGCTCAGCAAGTGTTGTTTACCAGCAATGGCTTGTTGTGCTTTGTGTCGAGGAGGCGGGATCGCAACTAGAAGATACAACCCTGATCCGTAATGCAGCCAGTCCGATGATCATCGAAATTTTAAAACGTATGCAAGGTTTTAATCCTCAGGTTGGAGGATTCAAACAATTCAAGCGAGCAAATGCGGGTGTGCAACACATGTCCGCAGCGGGCAAATTGTGGTTGCCGTATTTGTTCGAGTGTCAATTAATTAATAGCTTTTGAGGTCCTTATGTCCAAGCTATATGAAGCAGTAAAACCAATCGGGCGATTCGTACCAGGTGATTTTGTTGCAGGTCTATCTGATTCAGAGATTCTGGAACATTTAGGCAAGGGCAACATTAAAGAGCATGTACCTGAGTCAGTCGAAGCACCAAAAAAACTTAATAAAACGGAGGCCAAAGTAGATGGCTAAAGACTATATTTCATTGCAGGGCATGTTTCATTTGGCCCCGATCGTTAATGGTGCTGTTGGTGCACTTCGAGAGCTGGGCAATATGCCAGAATTTGAAGTTGAAATCACAGCCGATGTTCTTGAGCATCAAGAAAGCACCTCGGGCCAACGAACCACCGATTTCACTATGGTTCAAACAACTGGCGTGACTTTCTCGGGAACCATTGAAGAAGCCAATGCTGAGAATATTAAATACATTCTTTCAGGTGAAAACTTTGAAATCCCAACCGAAACAGTTACTGGAAAATCTTTAGGTACGGTCGTAGCTGATCAAATGATTTTACTCGATGCCTATAACTTATCAGATGTAGTAGTTAAAGATTCGACTGTATCACCAGTGACTGTAGATCCGAGCAAATATGTTTTAGATCCTGCGTTCGGAACCATTAAATTTGTTGATGTGGCTGGATTAACAATGCCATTAACAATTGATTATAAGACTGGCGCCGTAACTCAAACCACAATTGCATCAGATTTAGAGCAGGAATATTTGCTTTACTTTGCAGGGGTGAACACGGCGAATGGCAACAAAGTGGCAATGAAACTCTGGAGAACCAAGAAATCACCAGAAGTGACATTTCCATTGATTCATGAAGAACTGGGGCAATACCAGATCCAAGGCCAAGCCCTTTCTGATATTTCCAAAGCCAGCGATTCAAAGCTTGGATTGTATGGGCATTTTGTGAATATCCCAGCATCGCCGTAAAACCCATAACTACAGGCACAAGGGCGCATAAGCGTCTTTTTTTGTGCCTGTGCCTTTCAGGATTATTTCTATGAATGACTTTTTTCTAGCAAACAATGAATCGTTATCACACAGTTTCATTGATCAAAAAATTGAAGTGAAGCAGATCCAAGTAAAAGACTTGGCTCGATTTTCAATTTATGCAGTTAAGATCAAAGATGCTTTGGAAAGTTATTCAATAGAAACAATCAAGCCGTTAATTGAGCCTCATATGCTTAATATCATGGGTTTGATTTCAATAGTGACCACATTAAGCCCGAATGTGTTTATCGAGAATACGGCGCAAACCAAGGCCATCGCTGAGCTTGTTTTAAAGATCATTGAAGTAAATGAAGTATTCTTCAAAAAAGAGAAAAGACAGAATAGGACAAAAAAGGAATCAAAAGAGGTCAGTTGGTTTCACTCATTTACATACCTGGTCAAGAATGGCCATCGTCATGATGACATTATGAACATGTCATATGGTGCATTTATGGAATATTTGAAAGAAGCGCAAGCATTTGAGCTGCAGCAAATTAAGTCTTATGCCATTGCAACACGAGTAGCTAATAATGCTAAACAGCAGGGATGGGATAAATATTTAAAGCAACTTGATGAATAATTATTGAATGACTTAATTTCATCCATTTGCTAAATTATCCCTTTGATTTGGGGAATTCTATGAAAATTATTATATTTATTATGGGGATTATTTGGTCTGGTGTTTGTATGGCAGTAGATTGGATTGAAATTGGTGATTCAAATGAAAAAAAGTATTTTTATGATCTCGACTCAGTAAAAAATACAGGAAAATATAAATTCGAGTTTTGGGAAAAGCATACAAGTAAGAACCTTAATGAAGTAACACGAGTTAGGGTGGATTGTGTCGACGACAGATACACGGTGTTAGATGTTTACATATATCAGGGTGGGAAAGTTATTGATTCTGCAATTAATGAGAGTGCCAGCATAACTCCACCGCCAGGTTCAGTAGGTTCCAGCATTATAGAAAGAGTTTGTGGTTTTGGTTTGTCGAAAGAATTTCAAAGAATGAACCTACCAAACAAAGAAGATTTCAATAATGACATAGATTATCAATTAGCAAAGTTTAATTCATTCGGTTTTCAAGACTATTCACCTAATGAAAGTATGATGGTTGAATATTTTAATTTGATGGAAGAAGTTAAAAATGAAAAACCAATTTATAAAATGTTCATTAAAGTGCTTGATGGCCTTCAGGCAATAAAAATTAAGTATATACATTTAAAGCAATAGTATTTTCTTACTAAACTTTTATAGGGTTTTGGCTTAATATTTTATAAACCTCACAGCTTTTTGTTTTTTGATGACTTCAACTAAGCCATTTGCTAAATTATGCTCATAAATTACAAATGGTTTGAATTATGAAATATTTATTATTAGGGGTTGTTTCTTTATTTCTGTCAGCAAATGCATTTGCTTACGACACAAAGTCCATAAGAACCTCAACAGAAGCGGTTTTCTTGGGTGATACCGAGGAAAGTATGTTATCCAAGCTAGGCAGAGCTAAACCTCGTTATTTCGTTTACAACAACGATGGCTTTGTTTGTGCCGCTACCGAATATAAATATGAGGTAGACATGTCCTTGTACACAGTACTAATTTGTCGTGGCAAGATTTTCAAAATTGATGTGACTAATAAATGAGTATATGAAATGGAATTCTCTAAACAACAACTAATAGGTTTCTTTGGGGCGTTTTTGCTTTTAATAGGAGTTTTTCTTCCTGTAATAAGTGCACCACTAATTGGCACAGTTTCATTGATAAATAATGGGAAGGGTGACGGAATGATTATTTGCGGCCTCGCAATTTTATCATTCATTATTATCGCACTAAAGAGGATAAAGCTTTTATGGCTTTCAGGTGGTATTTCTTTTTTATTACTTAGTTATGACCTTTACACTATTGCGTCTACTATCTCGAAGACCAAAGCTGATGTGAGTGCAAATTTAAAGGGAAATCCTTTTGGGGGCCTTGCAGAGGCGATGATGAATTCAATTCAACTTCAATATGGATGGGTTATTTTATTTATAGGGGCAATCATACTTTTAATTACTCCATTGTTGTTAAACAATGAAAACACTAAAGTAGTAAATCAACAGAATGATACTTTGCCGCCGCCACTTAATAATCAGTCGAATAGCAAGGTTGCAGTAGATCTGTTTGACTATAATGAGAAAGCCAATACAGATCATATTGAAATGAAAACATGCCCATTTTGTCATGAGCAAATACGTGTGACAGCAATAAAATGTAGGCATTGCAATACTATGCTCGAATAGCTCAAGCCAAACGCAAAGCCCGACCAAGTGTCGGGTTTTTTATTGCCTAAATTTTCAGTTTGGCAGTGCAGCTATGTCCATTACCACATGTTTGCATTGCTTTTTTTATTTGGTAATGAGGTAAATTTATGTCTAAGGAATTGGTATTTCAAGTCGTATTAAAGGCCGACAATAAAGATTTTGTTTCAAGCATAAAACAATCTGGTGACGTGACTAAAGCTGTCTTCAATGCGATTAAGCAAGAAGCCGACAAACTCCGCCAAGCCTCTCAAGACACCACAAAAAAATTAGAGGCAATTGTACCCACAAGCTCATTGGAACTAGCGGGCACTTTATCGCAAAAGCTTAAAGATGCAACCAATGCCATAGAAGGGGCAGGTAATAAAGCAGGTGAGGCCGCTAATAACTTTGTTGATTTTGGGAAAAAGTCAGATCAAGCTTTGCGATTAATTAAAAATGATTTAGAAGAATCAAAGTTAAAGTTAGAGGCATTTTCTAAAACTGACGCTACTCCACAGGATATTCTCAGGGCTCAGCAGGAAGTAGATAAACTCGAAAAAGAAGTGCAGCAAGCTGAACTGGCTTTCAATAATTTTTCACAAGCTTCAACCAAAGCGAACAACGAATTAAAAGAAACTGAAACATTAAGTCAGAGAGTCAATGGGGAGATATCAGGACTTAAAACTGGATTTAACGCTGTTACAGGTGCTCTGGCTGCACTTGGAATTGGTGCTACTGCACAAGAAATAGCACAAACAGCGGATGAGTGGTCAAATCTTAATGCACGCATAAAAATCGCTGTGGGGGCTCATGGTGATGTTAAAGCTGCAATGGCGGATGTGATAGACATTGCTCGTACGACTAACTCGAACTTAACAGCTACTGGTGACTTATATGCTCGATTAACCAAAATTGGGCAGGAAATGAAAATCCCGCAAGAGCAGGTTGTTCAGCTTACAAAAACTATTAGCCAGGCTATTCAGGTTAGTGGTGGGAGCGCGTCAAGTGCTGAAGCAGCAATTACACAATTCCAGCAGGCTTTAGCATCTGGTGTATTGCGTGGCGATGAATTTAACTCAATGATGGAGCAATCACCACGCTTAATGCAGGCATTAGCCGATGGCTTAAAAGTCACTACTGGTGAACTTCGGAAATTAGCTGGTGAAGGTAAACTGACAACTGATGTAGTCACCAAGGCAATGCTTAGCCAATCAGCGACAATTCAGAAAGAATTTGAACAGTTTCCCACTACCATTGGCAACAGTATTGAAAACTTAAAAACGTCATGGACTGTTTTTATTGGTGAACTAGATCAGACGCACGGGGTAAGCGCTAAAGTTGCTGAATCATTGAAGTGGGTTGCGGAGAACCTGGATGAAATTTTTACGACATTAACATTAGCAGGACAGGCCTTCATTGCTTATAAGGCTTTAAATATAGCCAGTGTGTTTTATGATAAGGCTGTGGGGGTGCGTGCTGCATCGACCGCTATTACTCTAGAAACAACAGCTGTAGTCGCAAACACTCAAGCACAGTTAGCTAATGCATCAGCTACCAATTCCGTAACAGTTGCTAAGAATGGTTTAACAACAGCCGCTAACAACTCTTCCAAAGCTGTGGCTGCATCTACAGCCGTTACAAACAACTCAATAGGTGCATTAATAAGTCGCTTAGGTGCATTAGGTGTTGCTGTAGCTGCAACTGGGTTAATTGTCACAACTGTACTTAAACCAGCAGGTGAGGCATTAGGGGAAGGTATAGCAAAACAAGTTGAGCAAGTTGATATGGCTTGGCACAACTTAAATACCAATATTGAAAAAGACAAAAGATTTCTAACGGCCTTTGAGCAGTTAGATAATTTATTGCAAAGAGAGGCAGCTTCAGCAAAAGTCTCTGCTGACATGAAAAAGGAGATTGCAGCGGCTGCAGAAAAAGGTGCAGCCAAGACTTATGAGCTAAGCAAGGCATCTCAAGAGCTTGTCACTAAGTTTAATCAACTTGTTAAGGATGGTAAGCCTACCAGTGAAGCGCTGAAAGAAGTTGGCGAGTCAATGAAATTTGACTCTCTAACAGGCATCAATAACGCCGTTTCAGCTTTAAATATGCTGCAACGCAATGGCAAGATCACTGCTCAGGAGCTACGTGCGGAACTTAAAAGTGCATTGGTTAATGAGGATCTGGTTGTATTCCAGACCAATGCCAAAGCAGCCTTTGCAGGTACTGCTCAAGAAGCCAATAAAATGGCACAGGTTACACAAGTTGCCATGGAGCTTGCACTTGAACGTACTGGATTAAGTACTGAGCAATTGCAAGGCAAGTTTTCTAAGGCATTTCAATCTGCAAGCAATGATATTCAGACGGTGATTGGTCACTTGGATGAATATAAGGCTCAAGGAATCGATACAGGCCTTGCTTTATCGGCAAGTCTAAACAGAGCCATTGATACGGCGCAATCCAGAAAAGAACTTGATTACGTTAAAGCGAAACTTGTTGAATACGGTAATCAAGGGAAAATCTCTTCTGAGCAAGTTGCATTAGGACTGACTTTAGTTGAGCAAAAAGCTGGCTCATTATCAAAGGCTTTGGACCCTGTAAATGCTGCATTTGCGGCTATGGGGATTAAAACCAAAAATGAACTTGATGGTGCGGCGACCTCTGCTGAAAAGAACTTTGATGTCATTAAGAAAAGTGGTCAGGCAACCTCTGAGGGACTGAAACAAGCCTATCAAAAAATGGTGGATGAGGTGGTTGCATCTGGTGATGAAGTTCGTATTGCCAGAGTTAAGGCAATTGGTGAATCCAACGGGCTTAACCTTGAAATTGATAAATCAGGAAAGGCAGTTGTAAAAACCACCCAAGAGATTGTCGATGCTTTATATCCAATTGGAGATGCTGCAGAAAATTCTACACGTAGAGCAATTGGTGGATTCCGAGAGCTTGGTCGTGTCGCCCGTGAAGAAGCCAGAAGCACGGCTGATGAGTGGGAAGTAGCAATGAAGAAGGTTGATGCTGAACGTAAAGCCCAGGCAGCTTCCACGGCGAAAGGTATGGGACAGGCCATGGATGATATGAACGCCAAGGCCAAAGACTACGAGCAGCGTTTAATTGCTGCTGGAATGGATTCAGGACAAGCCAAAAGTAAAGCTGATAAGGCACTTCAAGCAATGTTGTTTGCATATCGCCAAGCACTCACTCCAGGTTCTGTAACTGATTTCAGCACACCTCTTTTAAAAGAGATGGAAGACACGCTCAAGTATTGGGAGGGTAAGAAATCTGGTTCGAGTGGTAGTTCTGTTTCGGTTGGCGGCAATGCGCCGATTATTTCTGCACCTAGTATTCCAGCACCAGTCATTGATTCACCTAAGGTGCCAAGTGCAAATGATATTGGCAATCCTAAAACTCAGGTTTATCGCTTTGAGTTTGATGGGAAAGTTGTTGAATTGACTGGAGATCCTTCTCAACAAGATTTGGTTAAAGACTTATTTACCCAGCTTGAGCAAGCCAAGAAGAGAATGTAATGAAATTAAAACGCAATTCAACCAATGAAACCGTTCCAATTGAGAACGGTTTTTTATGGTCTGATGAATTTACTTGGAAGCCAATTGAGCAGAATCAAGAGTTCGCCGTGGACGGCACATTGATTGTGCAAGAGGGGAAAAAGAAATCAGGCCGACCAATCACATTAACGCCACCTGACAACCAAGGATGGATTAAAAGATCCATTTTATCTGTGATTCAAGACTGGTCCGCTTTGCAAGGTGAACAATTCACATTGATCTATGAATACCCCCATGACACTCGGCAGTTCAATGTGATTTTCAACCATCAAGATGGTGCCATTGAAGCAGAGCCAGTTAAGGGTATTCCAACTGTTTCTGAAGGAGACTATTACAAAGTCACCTTAAAATTTTTAGAGGTGCCAAATGCCGGTTGAAACCAATAATCTCGTTTTATATAAGTCTGAGCGCCTGACTGATACACCGGACGGCGGTGGTAAATATTCTGGCCAAGTTGTGGTTGATGGGGAGAGTAATAACCTTTTCCCAGATGTATCCGAACTTGACCGAACCATGGGCCGTGTATCGATGCGGAAAGTCTTTGCAGGGATCAATAACAACGATACTGAATCACTGATGGGTTCAACGGTATTTATCTCGAAGAATCCTGATGATCCGAACGTATCAGCTTTATTGTTCAGCACTGAAAGCCATACCGATGTCAGATCAAGCGCCGCCAATCGGGTTGAAAGCTATCTTGCCAAAGGTGCACAGGCTGTTGGCTCATTACTTGATACGGCGTATTCAGGCATGAAGTCGTTCCAGGTTGCCATGAGCAAGAACGAGTCTGAAAACAACGTGGGTGATACGATTGTTCTTGTTGTAAATGAAGGTCTACCAACTGAAGTGACTCAGTATGTGCGATTGACTGCAGTTTCAACCCGGGCAGCATTCATTCGTGTAAACAATGCTGATGTTGAATATAAAATTGCAACTTATAGCTTTCAGGACCCATTGAGTCGTGATTTCATTGGTGTTTCAGCGCTGCAGTGGTACAACAACACAAAACCAGTGACGACGTTGCGAAATACAGTGGTTGCTGATTCTGGTAAGTACTCGGCAAGTGTCAACCTCAGTGGCGATGTGAGTGTGGGAAGCTTCACAATCGGGGCGAGTTCAATCTTTTCACAGTTGATCCCATCCTCACAAACTGAAACGCCGTTGCTTGACCTGAATGCTGTCAGTGAAAATCCTGCGTTGGTCGCTGGTAATGCTGGAACCATCACTATTCAATACACAACGAACGTGAATACGGCGCAGAGCTTATATATTGGTTCCAGTGTATTGCCTGCAAGTGTTTCATTCACCTTGTTTGGGCAGGCGATTACAGATAACGGTGGTACGCTACGGACTGCGAACGGTACTCAGATTGGTACGATTGATTACCAAACTGGGCATATTGTGTGGACCAACGCCATTGGCACAGGTAATGCCAATATTTCCATTACCTTTACGCCAGCTTCAGCACCGGTTCAACCGTTTGAGTCATATGCACTTGAAGTAACCCAGAATAATCAAGGTACCAACTGGACAGGGGTATTGATCCCAATCCCAGCACCTGGTGCACTTTCAATCTCGTATATGTCACAAGGCAAGTTTTATACCTTACGTGACAATGGCACAGGGAGACTTGTTGGTGGAAGTGAGTCGGTGGGAAGTGGATCGATTAACTATGCCACTGGAACTTGGTTGCTCACCACTGGTGCGCTGCCTGATGTGGGAACGCCAATCCTGTTGCAATGGGGTAGTCCAATTACCACCTTTGCACGAGCAAACTTACCCGTTAAACCTGCTGCAATCGAATTTAATCTTGCGCCTGGTGTGAATTCTGGGGTGACGGTGACATGGTTGCTTGAAGGTGTTACCAAGACAGCCACCAGTAATCCGCAAGGCCAGTTTGTCGGTGATGCCATTGGGACCATCAACTATGCAACCGGTGAAGGTAAACTGATTCCGAACAAGTTGCCGCAAAAGGGTACAGCGTTTAATTTCAACTTTGACCATGGTGATCCAAAACAGCAAGTTAAATCAAATGTGGCACCGGATGGTAATCAAAAGTTAGTTTTTACCATTGGTACCGGAGTGGCCATTCAGCCCAATAGTGTCGAATTGGAAATCCCTGTTACTGATGCGCTTTCAAATTCGGGGCAGATTCTGCATTTAACTGACAATCCTATCAATTCAACCACAGGAAATCTGGTTGATAGTTTTGGGGCCGTTCAAGGCACCATCATCTATGCTACTGGTGCAGTTGAAGTGACACCACGGATGGATTCAACGGTTTATCGCCGTGTTTATACATCTGTTATTTATGGAGCTGCTTAATCATGAGTTTCTATTTACCGCAGACAGAAAAAATCGAGTCTCAAAGCAAGATTTTAAAAGCGTTTGGCAATACAACCGTGCAAGTGAAATATCGGGACAATCCAGGTACTGACAATGCAACTTTACAGTGGACAGCAGATACGCTTAGTTTTGATTTAACGGCAGGTTATAACGAGCAGATTCTTTCTGGATCTGTACGTTTTAAAGTGGGTGCAGATACGATCATTGATCGTTCCGGATTGATCTATCGCAATGTTGATAGTGCAACAGGTAGCGGCACCCAGTCTGGCACCATTCAATATGGCACTGGCATTGTTGAGCTCAGCAGCTGGACACCAAACGTTGATAACCAAATCACCATGCAGTCATTAACTACCACGACTGATATGCTACCGATCCATCACGTGAGTTTCCGCACACCAACTATTCCAATCCGACCCGGTTCTTTAACTGTAGTTGTGGCGGCCATGGCTGGCGGACAACTGACATTAACGGCGAATGAAGCGGGTGTGATCGAAACCGCTCAAGCACATGGTTTAATCAACTATGAAACAGGTTTTGTGGATATTTACTTTTACACAAAAACTGAAATCACAGAGGCAAACCGCCCAACCATTGAGGCTGAGGAATGGTATTTGCCAGAGCTTGAGTTCCAAGAAGCAGGTAAAACCTATATCAATGTGCCGTACTGGATTGATGCAACGAGCGTACGCTATAACGCCGTGGCCTATACTTATATCCCACTAGATAGCGATATCCTTGGTCTTTCTGCTACTCGTTTGCCACCAGATGGTCGTGTGCCGATCTTCCGCGTGGGTGATATAGGTGTGATTGCATCATCTAAGAAACAGCAGTTACCAAGCCACGTAGCAGGGCAAACCTATGATCTTGAGGATCAGCGTATCTCATGGTGTGAGCTTGAGGATAGCAACGGCGTTAAAGTTCCTTATGACATGTATGTGGTTGACTATGACTATGGAAAGGTCACTTTGAGTGGTGACTTTGCCCTGAATACTTTGGTCGCACCGATCTTTGCGGCTTATCGTTATCAGGACATTGGCTTGATCAATGATGTGCAAATTAGTGGTCAGGTGACATTTACTAAACCAGTCACGCACAACTACAGCAAAGACAATTCAATTGTTGGATCAGTTGTCGTGATTGGGGACATGTTCAGCCGTTACACCAATAAGTTTGTGCAAGGTTCATGGAATAGTGTTTGGGCAGATGAGCCTGTGGGACAGCCGATTTCGGCAAACTACAATGACGCACTCTATCCATTTGTGGTTACGAACAAGGGCTCGATTCAGGAGCGCTGGGCAGTTGTCTTTACAGATATTTCTTCTTTTAGAATCATTGGTGAGGTGTCGGGGCAAATTGGCACAGGTACTACCACAATGGATTGCTCGCCTAATAATCCTATTACCAATGAGCCATATTTTGTGATCAAGAAGGAAGGCTGGGGAACGGGTTGGGCAAATGGCAACGTTCTTCGATTCAATACCATTGCTGCTATGCAGCCGATCTGGTGTATCAGAACAGTGAAGCAGTCAGAACCAACTGTGCTCAGCGATAACTTCCAAATCATGTTCCGTGGCGATATTGATCGAGATATCTAGACCATTCTTTTAACCCTATAGGGCTGCATCTGCAGCCCTTTTTATTGAGTAAATTAACCATGGCGACAGATTTAAAAGTGCAATTTTTTAGCCATCTAAATGGCATTAATCTTGGTAATAACTGGGGTGATTTGATTCGCATGCTGGATATATGTCTGGTAAATGGCTTGCCTTTTTCAAGTGTCACGGCGGCCAGCATTGATGCCAATGGTGATATTAATCTGACTTTTTTTGCGGCACATAACGCCGTGTTATTCCAGGTTGTTGAATTGACAGGTTTCTCGCCATCTAACATCAATGGAAAATATCGGATTAAGGGGTTACCAACATCCACACAAATAATTCTAAAGGCAGAATTATCAGGTCAGTCGATTACGGCGAATGGATCAGCGAAATTGGCAGCACTGGGTTATGAAATCATTTTCCGCGACACGAATGATGTTAAGCGTGTTTATCGCGCAAAAAATCCTTCTTCAGCACATCCATTTATTCGTGTTGATGAATCCATCTCAGATGGTACTAATACGTATAACTCTGCTTATGCAAAGTCGGCCATGGTTGGGCTCATTGAAAACATGAGTCACATCGATGACTATGAAGATCCGACAAAACTTCAATTACCTTGTGATCCAACTGACTTAAAGAAAAACTGGAAGATTACAGGAACTGGTACAAGTGTTGTAAGGGGGTGGAGTAAATGGTATTGGGCATGTAATGCTGAGCCATCTAACAATATGTTCGAAACCAGTGCTCCATCAGTAAACAATCGCAGATTTTCATTAGTTGGAGATAACGATTGTTTTTACTTCCTTAGAAATCTTATGAATAACTTTGATTTTGGAAAGTTGCTGGCTGGTTGTGGTCTATTCGCACCAAATTATGAACCGTCTATTGAAAAAAACTGGTTTTTGATGTCTTCATTATCTGCTCAAAGTGCTAGTACCTCCCTGCTTTTATATAACATTGATGGTGGAATTCCTCTTAGTTCACGTACATTGAACACTTCGGGGCTTTTTGTGCCATCTAATACAAATATGGATCATGTACTAACAACACCTATTATCCCAGATCTATTGACGGGGTATTCAAACATTGCCAGCGGTACAAGTATTCCCGCCTTAGAAATCCCGTTATTAACTTCGAGTAAAAATCTTAAAGGTACATTGAAGCATGTTCTTTATTCAGGAAGGAATTTGGGAATTAAACAAACCACACCATATATTGGTGAGAAAAGCATGTATGTCGCGGACTCTCATCATATTTCCACAAGTGGTGGGCAAAATGGGAATTGTTATTTTTATTTAGGGGAACTTGAATGAAACCATGCAGCCGCAGAGTTCTACCGACAAACAATCTGCTACAGGATGTTGGATTTGGTTCTAAAAATACTGTTGCAAGTATCAAAGGGTCAGTTAAAAAACTAAGTATCAGCTATGGAAATGCTTTGGTTGTGCTGTACAACAAATCAAACTTTAATCCAATAGCAATGCGTAGACCTGATTCTAGTGGCGCTTATGAAGTTAATGGGTTAAACAATACTGTTGATTGTTTTATAACGGCTTTTGATTTATCTAAACAATATAACGCCGTGATTCAAGATGGAGTGGTACCAAAATGAGTGTGATTCCTTCTTTAGCAGCTGGCTTGGCTCAACTTCAAGCTTTGGCATCATTTCTGGATACAGGTAGCAATAACGCTACCTTTGTTTTTTATGATGATGCGAAACCATCAAGTGTGAATATTGCTGCAAACCCAAGTGCAAAACTTGTCACTTTGACTTTTCCAAAACCTTGTTTTAAACAGCTCAATGCCGATGGTATCGAATTAAACCAGACGGATGCAGCAATTGTTATCAAAGCGGGTACGGCGGTTTGGGCGCGTATTTATAACGGTAATGGCGATGCTGTGGCTGATTTCGCCGTGGGTACTGAGATTACTCTGGCACAGCCTAATCTCGCGCTTGGAAGCACATTAATGATCAATTCCTTTGTTCTTAAACCAACGACTTAAATTGAGGTGTGCATGTGTCAAATTACATTCCACCAGATGCACATAATGTCAGCTTAAATTTTAAAGATGAGCTTGGATCCGTTGATTCACATCATCTTGTTTTAAATTTTGGCGCTGATGAGCAAATTAATGCTGCTGTAAATGCAGTAATTACCACCGCCTTTATAGCTGAAATCACTGCTACTCAATACACATATAATGCAGTCGACGCAATTGTACAATCAGCATTTGAGGCGGATATTCTTGTCGTTCGTGGTGAATCAGTTCAGGTAAGCACCACTATCACTAATGGTTTTGATGCCTCAATTCATGCAGTTGTTGTGAATCAATCTTGCAGTGTTGAGGCTGTGATTGAGACCAGATTCAATGCTTTCATTAATGCTCGTTTTGATATCAATTCAGCATTTGGGTTAAGTCATTTAAGTGTTTTGGAATATCAAAGGTCATTACCAGCATTAATAGACAGTCAGGTTAGATTTAGTAAACCAGTTTTTAAGGCGCATAACAGCGCCTTTATTTTTGAGCGAGGTTTAACGATATCGAATGCCGTCTTGAATGGCTTTGAAAAGTCAGAAGTACTGCAACGTTCAGTGCGCCTTGTATTTGAAGAGTGCACTCAGCTTGCAAGTGATTACGAGATCGTATGGCAGGAAAACGATAAAAGATTCATTGCTCGGACATTGGTATTTGAAGAATCTGAAAAGTTGCTGATCAACCGCCAGACTGCTTGGGATGAAATGATTAGAAAGCGTAAGAAAATTACGTTTAGTCATGAAGTCGCTGCAGTGTTTGAAAAGCGGTTTGCGTTCTTGCACGACAAAGGCTTGGAACTGGTCACAGCAGATTCAATCCCGTGGGAAGTAGCAAGGGCAGTCTATTACCGTAAATCAAATGTAGATCCAATCGAGCCGCAGCCCAAGCCCGAATATGTTGGATCGCCTGATCTTAATTTTATCTGTTTATGTCATGACATTGATTCTCACAATGTCATATTAAATTTTGGTGCTGATGAATGCCTGCCAAACATTGCACCCGTCGACTGGTGGTATATCGTGAATGAAATCAAAGTAACCCGGTTAGACAACGGGCAAGAGATCCAGATTTACAGTGGCGACTACAGCACAGATCGTAGCAGCTGGAGTTGGTCTTATAACTTAACCATTCCGTTTTACGAGAAGGTAAAGATAGAGCCGATCGATGGAAAGCCAGTGATCTTAAAAATTATGATCAATGGCAATGAGCATCGCATGCTGTTAGAGAACATTTCTCGCTCAAGACAGTTCGGTAAAGAAACCTATAAGCTTTCTGGCCGCAGCCCAACGGCGTTGCTTGATGCGCCGTATTCACCTACACGCTCATTCACTCAAGAGAATGAACATTCATCTGTTCAATTGGCGCAAGCTGAGCTGGATCGTGTGAATAGTAATGTTGTATTGAACTGGGAATTAATTGATGCCTTAGGCTGGATCTTATCGCCTGAGAGTCTAAGCTATTCAAACCTTACACCAATCGCTGTGATCAAGATGATTGCTGAGGCAGGCGGTGGCTTTGTCTATAGTGAGCCCGCAAGTAACACCTTGACGATCAAGCCACGTTATAAAAAGACCTGGTGGGATTCAATTGCGATCGATGAATATGATCGGGTAATTCCAGAAAGTATCGTCACAGATCAATCCACAGATTATGAACCTTATCCAGATTACAACGGCGTATTTCTAACAAATGACCGCAACGGTGATACAGGGCAAGTTAAACGTGTTGGTACTGCAGGTGATGTGCTTCAAGAATCGATCAATAGTCCATTGCTTACATCAACTACAGTGATGCATAGCAAAGGCCGTGAAGTGCTGGCAAAAGCAGGGCTTGTTGAAAATCACAGTTTATTGATGCCTGTCACTCAAGAAATCGGCCTGTGTTTACCTGGTGAGTTGGTTGCATTTAACGGCGACTGGTGGGGTATTGTTGATGGTGTGAGTGGTTCATTCACTCATAAGCTTGTGAATCAAACCGTATCAATTGAGAGGGTGAATCGTGAGTAATATCTTTAACCGGTTCTTTGATATGTTGCCAAAAACACCTGAGTTTATTGGGACCATTCAAAGCGCAGATCATCCAAATTACAAGGTGTTGGTGGCGGATGGTACAGGGCTTGTGCTTTGTACCAGTGCCACAGTTTTTAACGTGGGAGCAAAGGTATATATCAGCGGGAATGAAATAAAGAGAAGTGCGCCTGAGGGCGTTGTATATCAAATCGAAGTATAGACTTAATGAAATAAAAACAGCCGCTTAATTGCGGTTTTTCTTTTTTTGGAGAAAGAACGTGTCTGAGCAAGCACAAAACATCATAGAGGCAAGCGCAGCAGTTACATCGGGCGCAGCCAAAACAGCAGTTGGGGGCAGTGGAGCATTATTTGTGGGGAAGGTATTCGGGTTAGATCCAATTACGGCCATTGGTTTATTAATTGGTTTGGGCGGCTTTTTAATCAGTATTTTTAGCTTTCTGGTTGGATGGTGGTACAAGCGGAAAGACGATAAACGTGCTCAAGAAATCCATGAGTTAGAAAAGAAAGCATGGTTGGAGAAGATTAATGCAAAACAAGACTAAGATATCAGTCATTTTATTGGCAGCTTCGGCTGCTTTTTTTTCGGCTGTGAAAATTGATGAAGGTTACACGGCGAAACCAGTTATTCCCGTTCCTGGTGATCGGCCGACTCAAGGGCATGGTTCAACGATCAAACCTGATGGTACCGCCGTCAAAATGTCAGATCCACCAATCACCCGCGAGACGGCAGATAAGTGGTTGCGTCACGATGTGGCCAAGCGTGAAGTGCCATTTAAGAATAGCTTGAAGGGCGTAAAGTTATCACAAACTGAATATGACGTTTATCTGGACTTCTCATATCAGTACGGCACCACAGCATTTGCCAACTCATCAATGCTGCGGAACTTGAAAGCAGGCAACTACAAATCGGCATGTGATTCGCTACTGAAATATAAATATGTGGCTAAGCGTGATTGTTCAATTCGTTCAAATCGTTGCTATGGTGTTTGGACACGGCAATTAGAGCGACATAAGAAATGTATGGAGGCTCAGTGATGGGATTGATTGAGGCTAAATTCTGGCGAGAGATCATTATTGGGTTTCTCGCCATTTTTTTATTAATTGCTTTGGCTGTTTTGAATTATAGAACAGGCCAACTCAAAGTAGCTGATCAAAAGTGTTTTGAGCAGATCCAGAAAATTGAACGTGCACAGGTTTTGGCTTTGGCCAAACAGCAAGACAAAGTAAATAAAGTGAGCGCTGATTATGAAAAACTCAGGTCTGAACAAAGAACAAAAGTCGAAACGGTTACACGTACAGTGCAAAAGATCGTTGAGCGCCCTATTTATCTCAATCGCTGTATTGATGATGATGGGTTGCAGCAAATCAACAGCCTTATACAAGCCCGTGATTCCAGCTAACTTAATGCAGCCTTGCGATAAGTTAAATACGCTTGATGATAGTACTGGTAAGGTTATTATGCTTTGGGCTGTTGATACCGTGGCCAAAGATAATGAATGTGCGGCGAAAGTGGATGCATGGATAGAAATTGGAAAAGCCCTCAATTGAGGGCTGCATAAATAATGATAACCCTAACTCAATCGAATAGGGTGCCATTTATTTTTGTCCATCTTCCGTATAACTTTGGCTTTATACTTTTCAACTGACAATGCATTTTTTGCTTTATGCCTTGTTCTATTGCAATGAAGACAGGCTGCAACAATGTTGTTGCGGTGATTCGATCCTCCATCCTGTCGCGCTATTACATGCTCCGCAGTACACTTTAAAAGTTGTGCGGATTTAAGCGAAATTCTGTATTGATTGCAGAAACTTTCAGGGTGGTTGGTCCACATTGGTTGATTGCAGTAAAAACATCGACCTGCTTGAATATTGAAAGCATACGACCTGTTTTTTACAAGAATATTTTGAGATTTTTTAGACATTGCAGTACCTACATTATGAATATGCATTAACAAAAAGTTAGTGACATATCCATTCCAGTATCTGCAAAGCGAGGAATGAATAAGCTATGCCTTAGGCATAACTCAAAAATAAATAAATTTTACAGGTTGGTCAATAGCTATTCAAAAATATTATTCATGTAGGAATATGTGTAAAAGCCCTCTAAGGAGGGCTTTGGATGTTACTCAATCGATAAGTTTGTCTTTAATGCAGAGATTACATAACTTATTAGATAAACTTAAGTAGATTTAAACATGATTAATCTAATTGAATGTGCTAAATTACTAATTCCATTTTTGTATTGTTGGTTATGAATATGCATATTCGTATTGGTAACTTCAACATCATAACAATTATTAATAACAATACCTTTTTTAGAATTATTAACTTTAACATTGTTAATATTAATTAATTTAGAATTTCTAATTTCAATTCCAGTGCCCCCACCATTAATTGTTACATTAGTAATAGAACTCTGTATGCAATACTCTAGAAAAAGGCTCATTTTACAAACCTACATGTTTAAGTAGTACATCTAGGTAGGGAGTTATAGTAGGAGCTAAAGCTACATGTATTGTGATCCAATTACTCAAAATTGTAGTTAGTGTACTGATTTTAGTTAAAGCTTCTTCTTTATTTTTTTGCAAATCAATACTATTTATTAATTCTAATGAGTCACTTTTAAAACTTTTGTTTGTAACTGGATTTTTTGTATTATCGTTAAGTTTTTCTAAAATAAATTTTAGATCATTTAAGCAATTTGTAGTATTAATATTAATTTCAACATCTTCAAAGATATTGTTTTTAGAGTTGTTTGAGACAATACCTTTCCCATTACCCTGTATATTAATTTTACTTTGAGAAACTTTTATATTTTCCCCGCCATTAATTTCAATACCAATACTATTGTTACTCATTCGTTAAACATCCTTTATAGTTTATCTTCAAAGATAAAGATTATTTTTCAATAGTCAACAACTCATCCCAACGAAATGGATTTCTAGTCAATTTATCCCTAGACATTGACCAATTTCGAGCGGGTATATAACAAGTTCCTACACCTAGCTTTTTTTTTCCAAATTTGGTGTGGACGTTTTCCATAGCTTTCATTAATTGTTCTTTTTTGTCTATTTCATCAAAGTCAGTGAGAAGGTCATATGTATGACCACTCTTTGGCTCTAAGCATGTCAGCAGCACTCCGCACTTCTTATATTTAATCCCTGCTTTGTAAATATGATTCAGCATCAATGTAGCTGCTTTCGCTAAATCTGGCGCAAAGTCAGTAGGTTCTGGAAACGTATAGCTGACTGACTTGCTATAGTAGGGCACAGTTGGATCGAAAGGGCTTGATTGAACAAACGCAATAATACATCCAACTAATAATTCTTGTTCTCGTAATCTGATACATGCTTCTTGTGCATGCATTCCAATAGCTTCTTTAAGATCATTTAGTTCAGTAACACGTGCCCCAAATGAACAAGATTTTATGATCTGCTTTTTACTTGGTGGTGTATGTTCTACCTCAATGCATGAGATTCCCTGTAGTTCAGCTACTGTGCGGGCCATGACAATAGAGAAGCGCTTTTGCATCTCTCGCGGATTTGAGCTTGCTAAATCAAGTACAGTGTTAACTCCCATCAACTGTAATTTCTTGGATATTTTACGTCCGACACCCCAAACTTCTGAAACATCGATGTTTGCCAGATAATCTTCTTTATTGCACAGATCCATATTCACCAGATCGCATACACCATCAAAGCCTAGATTTTTCTTAGCAATATGATTTGCAATTTTTGCTTCAGTCTTTGATCTGCCAATCCCCACGCAGACAGGAAGACCAATCCACTTAAGGATTCTTTGACGCATGTCTTGGCCATATTCATTTAAATCATAATTTTTGTAATAGGCTGATAGGTCTAAAAAACACTCATCAATAGAATAAATCTCTTGTTCTGCTTCAGTGACAAACTGACCAAGTATCTTGTGAAAGCGTCGAGACATCTCAGCGTAAAGAGCGTAATTACTCGAGAGAACTTGGACATTGTGCTTTTGAACAATATCTTTGATCTGAAATAGGGGGACACCCATCTTTATCCCTAATTCTTTTGCTTCATTTGACCGGGCTACTGCGCATCCGTCGTTATTTGAAAGAACGATTACTGGCTTGCCAATGAGACTTGGATTAAACATACGTTCGCAGCTGACATAACAATTGTTGACGTCAACTAAGGCAAATACTTTGTTTTCGTGTTTCAT